GCCGTCTTCTTTGACACAGTTAGGAACGATTCGGTCCCCTTTCTTCTTCATGCCTTTTTGTGTCCAGCCTTTCCAGCATGCTTCTTCAACATCTGTCTTGACCATGATAGGCTTGCCACCTTTGCCTTTACGATCTGCAACAGGATCTTTCCTGCGCTTTCGTCTAGCAGAGGTTGCTCGGTCATCTTTGTCCATGCTGTGTGCTTTTGATCTAGGCATGCACTTAGGCTTACCTTCTCCAGGCTCTCTTGCACAATCACCTTTAATTTCTCCGTCGGTGCCAACTCTTACCCAGTCACCTTTCTTACCTTTTCCGAACCACTTTCTTAAATCTTCTTTGAGTTTCATCTTTGCGGTTAAACGTCTTTGTATAGAAGTAGGAAGTTCTTTGAAGTGAAAAAGTTTTTCGCTTGAGTCAGTGTGCTTTTCGCCAGTCATTACTTGACCTTTGTGTGCGTGTTGCAGTCCTGTCCATTCTTTGCCGTCTTTAGTGTAGTGACCTACAGATTTCCAGGAATGTTCTTCACCTTCTTTCAAGCCGCGCTGCTTCTTTTGGGATTGAATCCATCTCTTCGCTGCTGGCTTACTAGGAGGGGTGCGAGTAAACTGACCTATCTTTCGATATACTGAAAGAGTAGCACCTTGGATATTTCCTGCGTTTGAGTTATCAACAACGTGAAAATTATTGTCAAACATATTTTGAAACTTACCGATGTTCTTTTGAACATCTTTCCACATACTTTCAACTTTCTTTTCAGGAAGAGTTCTTTCTCTTTTCTTATTGCGTGATTGTGCAGTGTCTAGGTCAGTATTGACAAAAATCATCGCAACTTCATACCCTAGTTTCTTTAGCGCAGTCGCTTGCTTTTGAATCTTGCCAAAGTCTTTACCAGTACCATCAATGACTAGACCTAATCGCCCATTCATGTAGCCTACTTGCTTGTTACCAGTAATCGCTTTTGCTTTTACTCGGATTGCTTGTCCCTTATCAGAGAATATATCCTTGGGGGTTGCTTCTAGTCCCGCTTTCTTCAACAGATGCTCAAACGTATCATCAGAGTTTACTAATTTCAACCCGAATGAAGTCAGAGCCGTCTGCCCTACGATAAATGATTTACCAGAACCTGGTCCGCCAGCTAGAAAGACTGCCTTGAAGATGCCAGGATCATTTATACCTTCTGCCAACTGTACTGTGTCTTTAAATTTTTGCATACAGCTATTTATACGTTTTCGAGTCTGCTCATTAAACGTTCAGCACGATTAGTTACTTGCTTGTGCCAGTTGCTATCTCTACCTTCTACAGCAGCAGTAGCCCAGTCGCCCTCAGCAATAGCGGCATTCATTTTCTTGAATTGGCTGAGTCTTGGACGACCCATGTTAAACATCATGTTAACCAGGATCTGTTGGACCTCATCTGGATACTCTCCAAAGCTCCCTTCTCCGTATAGATGTTCACACTCGGAGATGGCAGTGTCAAGGTCTCGTTGAAAACACGCCCTAACTCTTTCTTCGTCAATTGGAGTTCCAACTGGCCTTCCGAATTCCTCGTCACTCTCTGTGATAAGATGACCGACTCCAAAGGTTGGATAGCCGAGGTGGTCGTTATAGATGACATATTCTACCCCTTCGTCAATTTTTAGTTGTTCAAATACTGCGTCACGGTTCATAGGTGCTCCTGTAAAAATTTGCTGAATGACTGATATCTAGAGTCGCCTTCTTTTAATTGCATTCCCTGCCGTACAGCGTTGAACATTTTCTTTGCCGCTGCGTCACGCGCTCTGGGATTAAGGCCCTTCTTAAAATTTGTATAATCGTTTTCTGATGCGTATTGACGCATCTTAGTCCCACTGATTCCCGCCACACCCTCAGCATCAGGATCTCTTTCTCCTGCTGAAACTACTTTAACCTCTTTGAAGTTGAAGTCTTTGCCGTTGTACCTATCTATGAGTCTCTGGAACTCTAACACTCTGTCAGAGCCAGCGATCATTACAACATGGGTGTAGCCTTCCTGATCCATCTTCTTCAAGTGTGCCATAAAATGAGGTTGCGCCTTAGAGGACGCCTCGAATTTTACGTTTGTATGTATTGACTTTAAGTAGTCGATCTTCTGTTGTGCAGTGAGAGGATTCTTGTGCTTGTCTTGTGAGTGACTTACTATGACTCTATGGTCAGCGCGGCGTTTCTGTGCCTCACTCACAACCTTATCAACAAGTTTGCTGTGTCCTGTCGTAGGCGGGTTCAGTCGCCCGAATGCGAATACTATCTGCTTCATCTATCCCAGGCCTTAATTGCAGTAAAGTTGTTAAAACTAAATTCCATACGATCAACAAGTTTGACGGCTGAACCTGAGATTCTATCGATAGCGACATACCCTTCAGGAGCAGTTACCTTGAACCCATTTGCAGTTCTGATAAACGTACCTGCAAGTTGTTTTACCTGATTCAATTTATTTGTGATCATTTCCTTTGCTGCAACAACCGCTATTTGAAATTCAGTCACTGCAACAAGTAACGGCTGTAGCCGCTTCAATTCGTTCAGCATTGCATCTTTTTTCTGTGTAAGCACATCTTTAGATGATTGCTGCTTTAGCTTTCCGATCTCAGAATCATACTTAGTAGCTACCCATTTCAGATAGTCACTTGCGTGTGATTTAGAATTTGTAACTTGCTGTTGTCCGCGCACTTTAGAGTTCTGATACGTCTTATAACTTGCACCTATCATTTTACCCTGCATGCTGGCTTGCAGTGAATTAAAGTTCTTTAATTGTGCTGCGTTCACACCGCGCAGTTTAGTTCCTATGGTAGAAATCAATGCAGTAATCGCAGTGGTCTCCGCCTTAGTAAACGTAGCAGTGCCTGATTCATCTTTGTAGGTAGCATCGTCCATCCATACAGATGAAGACTTCCTAAGACCTTTGATGTTAGCACCAAAAGATGCTGTCATGTCTTGCAGCGAGTTGCCTGAGTACGATGTATGCCATACGATACCTATCTTGCTTTGTTTAATTTTTACGTCCAGTGGCGTCCCTACTGGGACTGCATAGACAATTGTATTAGGTTGGAAAGTAGTGTATCGTTGCCCGTCTATCGTGTCAGATTCCAAGTCGCTTGAAGTAAACATCAAGTCGCCTTGCAATACGTTTTTGATCCCTAGCTTGCTAAACTCAGCTAATGCTATTTTAAACTTAGGCTTGAGTGAAACGGGTAGCTTAGGATCAGAGTCTATCTCCTTGTTGCTTTTATATAGCAGTGGAGTCTTATTGAATACAGATTTCTTAGCGACAAAAAATTTGCCGTCGGAAGGATCTGTACCAGCAAATATTGCGGGTGCGCCATCCCATTTTACTGTCATGTTGACAGAGGATCGGGAAGATCCTGCAAGCATGTCGCGCAGTGAACGTAAAAAGTTTACAGCCGATCTTGCACCAACGATACCAAAGTTTAGGATATCATCTTCTAGGTGCTCTAGGTGTAAATTTTTGCCTTGGGCATCTTCGGTGATGTATGTACTTAGCGATTTCATGTTATTATTTATAACGATCTCAGTTTTGCAATTATCATATCTGCAATGATTTTATGCCCCAATTCATTAGGATGATTGTCACCTGGTATGAAGTAATCGTGCTGTACATTGTTCATTCTATTTTTGTCAGCTACCCTTAGATTGTCTACCCAAACTTCAGTGCCCAATAGAAGGTGTGTCAAACTTTTTTTGCGATCCAAGAATACTGAATCAGGTATGTCAAAGAAAGGTGCAATCTCTAGTTTGCCATAGTTATGTGCCAAGACAAGTCTCATTCCTTTGTCTTTAGCTAGATTGATCAGAGTATAAATGAACAGTGAGTGATGATAGACGTACCATTCTCTATAGCTGTGTATTTCGAGAATCGAAAGTTGTTCAGGGCAGTCGTTAAAAATGCTTGAGGTTTGATAATCGCGTTGAATATTGTACCATCGAGTATCGGGGGGAATGATTACTACAAGTGAATCACCTTCTTTAAATTCGGGGCTTTGTTTTAATACATCTGCTGTTACATGACCCATTGAAGATGCAGAAATACCTTTGTTGATGACTTCACCCTCAAAATGATCCGAGAATCTTTTTTCCTTTTCTTTTAGACCGTATCCTGCAGCCCAGCTATCCCCGAATACCCATATCATTCATCCACTTCCTTTTTCTTTCTTGGAGTCTTCTTCTTGCCTTTCTCGTACAGGTTCAGTTCTCTCTCTAAATGTTTTATTTTGATTGCCATTTCCATTTGCTCGGCAGCCATCTTGTTGATTCGATCATTGTACTCTTGATCCTGTAATTCCCAAGATTTGTTCTGCCGTACAAGTTCTGCATATGATTCAGTCAATTCAGCGTTCTTCTCTGCTAACATTCCTACACGTTGCACATATAAGCCGTACAAGTCGGCGTGTTCCCTCATCAAAAACTCACGAATATCTCGCAAGCGTATCAATTCTTTCTCTACATTCTCTATCATATTAATTGTTCCCATTCAAAATCAATAAACGATTTAGTTTCCCATTGATCACGGGTTTCATTGCGCGTACCAATTATACTATTTAGCACTTCTAATTCGTCTTTGTAAATTCTAGGATGATACATGATCATGTTTTCATTGTCATATGTTGGCTTGTCTACATCGTTGGTCATTACACTCTTTCTTCTGCCACGTTTGTCAATGAGTATATTTGGCATGAGAGTCTTCACCATATAGGTGCTAAGTTTTTCAAGAAACATTTTGTCGCCGTAGTGCATCCCTGCGTACTCCTCATCATATCCGTATGATTCTAAGAAGTCTTTACGTCTGATACAAAAATCATTGATTGATTCTTCACATCTACCTATGTAGTCTTGCTTAAAGTTTCTCCAGAAGGTAAAGTATTGTTTCAGTGTCGAGGTCTGGGTTGCTTTGAATAATTCGTATGCAACGCCTTGATCCATGTACATATCGATATCAGTAAAATAGCACCACACAGTTTTAGATTCCTGTGCAGCTAGATTCCTACAGCCATGAGAGTTGAATCCGATGTCTTCTTTTACACGATATAGGGATACAGGTAAATCGTCAGCATAGAGTCTAACGATTGGTTCGGCGGGGTATTTCATTGAGCCATCATCAACAATTAGCAGAGAGGTGAAATGATCCTTATCAAAATTCTCTAATAGTTCTTCTAGAAATTCTGGCTCGTTATAATATGTTGTGATGTAGGTAATGTCAGGGTGACCATACCAAGGCCCTTTCATCCAGTAGGACCCCCGATCTTGTTGTTCATCTTTTGTACAATGTCACGCACCTTAACAGACTTTGGATCTTTCTTTCCATGTGTACTTGCTAGTGCGCTACTAGGATTCGCATCTGAGATTTTAGATAGGACTTCCTTGAAGCCATTATCAGTCTTAGTTCTATCACCGGTGCCATGAACGGTAGATGGTGCACCTGATAGAAATCTTTCTATGTGAGGATTTTCTTCAAGATAGTCCACTGATGATTGCCATGACATTATATCATCCCATTCTTCACCAGTGTCTTTATTTCTAAACGAGTATGTTGGCATTCACGGTCTCCATTGAGTATCATTTATATATAACGCCGTAGCGAATAGATTGCCGCCAGTACCTGTCTCAGAGATTGTCTTCTCAGTCAGTGTAGCCGCATGACCTAGGTCTTTCGGTAAGCATTTGCCGCCAAACCCTGCCTTGCCATCGGGACCTGGTACGTCCCAGTGAGAGTTTGCGAGTACAGGATCGTCTGTCAGCATCTCAGATAAGTCGCTGTAGTTCACCCCTGCTACCTCGCATGCCTCGCTCAGTTGATTTGCAACAGCCACAGTCATAGCAAGTGCAGTATTTCTAGCGACCTTATACATGCAAGCAAGCTCACTATTGACAAACAAGATGCGTTTACCTGTATGCAATGCATTCATTAGATTGACTATTCGGCAGTTTGCAGCGCCTGAAGGAATCGGCAACCAGGGCGCAACGGCTGCTACTTTAGCACCAAAGATTAGTGGAAGCGCAGGATCATCAACATCGGACTTCCAAGAGCTTTCACGCAAAAACTCAGGCATGAAAATTGTTCTCTCAGGAAATCGATAGACATGGTCAGGGCCAAGAGTAGACCGGATGACAGGCACACAAGTGTTAGGAAGTATAAGGGCTTCCTGAACGGCAACACTTGCGTCTAAGGCGCCTGTCTCCGGATTAGTCGGAGTAGGAACACATATGAATGCAAACTCGATCTCATCCCATACAGGATCGTCCAGCTCAATCGAATACCCTAGTAAAGGGTCATGAATAAAAATTTCACTGTCGCCTCGTTGCAACAGGTATTCGGTTGCCTTTCCGACGAAGCCGTAACCTATAATTGCTACTTTCATAATGTACTCCTAGAAAATGGTGCCGTCTGAGGGAGTCGAACCCCCAATCTACGCATTACAAGTGCGTTGCCTTACCATTGGGCCAAGACGGCAAAAGGCCCAGTGTTACCACCAGACCTCTTTTACTTTCTTATCGCTTTTGACAACAAGAACTGGCTTGTCTTGAGCGATGTTATTTATACGCCGATAGTAGATTTTATCCATATCAGAGAATTTTACGCCGTCAAAATCAGACTTTAGATTTAAGACGGCGAAGTCACCCTTAGCTTGGTTCATTGATTACTGGAGCCTCTTCAGTTTGAGTAGGGATAGCAGACACAACCGTGACTGCTGGTTTACGAGGACGCGCACTAGTGACACCACGATACGCAACACGGGCAACCGCCTCACGCTCTTCAGGAGTCTTGGGGAGTCCTTGTTCTAACATCCACGCAGCAGCTTCAATGCGCGTCATGGGTGATGGGAGTGCAACAAAGTTGACACCTGTGTTGCTCTTTAGCTTTTTGATACGACCTATAAGATCGTTGCCGAAACGTGCCTTAGTGACACCTTTTTCAGTTACTGACAAGCCTGCGACTGTGAATGTTTGATTTGACATAATGTTTTACTCTCAATTGTTTAATATAGTATATTATAAGCGATTTTGGTGATTAAAGCAACCTTTTTTTCACCCGTTTTTAGAACCTTTTGTTATAAGAATCTGACCCGTTATACTCAATATAATCGATAAATCCTCTCCCAAATAACGACAGGGTGTACTCGGAATGAATACCTGTAACGATAGAAGTGCCTTCTTCATCACCGAAGAAGTCCAGGATCTCTTGTATAGCTACAAATTCGACGATAAACCCCTTGCTATTACTGACTTCCATCATGCATACTCTCCTAGATACTGACGGGTGATCTCTTCCAAGGTCTTTTCAAACCCAACCAATTCAAGCCTTGATAGACTCAGCGGTCCTGCAGCAACCTCAAAGTTGACTATTTTCGACATTAGTGCCTGGCGCACAAATCTTAGCTGACTTTCAGAGAGGGATAACTCTATTTGCTCTTCCAAAACGATTCCTTTTTCTCAATTTCAGAGTACATTATAAGCGGTATTGGAGCTTAACGCAACCTTTTTTTGCGTTATTTTCGATGTTTTTTAGAACTTTTTGTTATATGCTTATAACCTAATAGAATCAATAACTTAGGTGTTTAGTACCCGCTAGACCACTCAGAAAACTCATTTTCCTTGACCAAAACAAGGTTAAATGTGCCAGTGATAACCGCCGAACCAGTACCAGCAGTAACTCTTAGGTCAACATCAGTCTTCTCCGCGAGTGTGACTGGGATACCAAAGACATATTCATACTGACCGCCATATGTTGCGCCCTTGTGCATTGTTCTGAATACACCATTTGGTTCTCGCATAAGCAATCTAGATTTGATAGGAGAGTTAGCACTACCAGCGAATTCATAATGCATCACTAGCCCTAGGTATCCTGCTGGAACAGTATAGACACCCATAAGTGTCTGCCCCTCACCCGCATTGATCTGAGCGACTTTGATCCCTACAGCAGAGCCGTAATGTGCTGAAACATCCCCTACTTCTTGTTGTGAAGAAGTGTTGTACATTCTAAACAATCTAATATAAGTGTTTTGAGATGCTACAGCGGTTATTGTTGGGTCAGTAGCGTCAAGGGTGACTGTCTCTGATTGTACATTGAAGTCTGCATCAAGCCCCTCAATAAAGAGTGTAATGCCCGCATCATCTTCATCATCTGATTTGAGATATACATTTGCGACACCGAGATCCCATGTAGTAGCCCACGGATATAAAGAAGAACCGTCCCAAACAGTTTCTTCTACGCCATTTGCCGGAGCAGTGTTTCCGGCAAATTTGTGAATGTGGATGGCATTGCGGAGTTTACCTCTCGCAAGATGTACTCTCCAATCATCGCCGAATAAGAATGTAGACATTAGTTTTTACCGTTTTGATATGCATTCGCACCGAAGAATGCGGAGACTAATGCTGCAATAGCAACAAAGTAGGTAGGTGCTATGTCACCTATGATCTTAGCCGCAGAATCTAGGCCGAACAGTGAGGTGCAGAAGATGCCGAATGGGTAGAGTAGCATGCCAAATAGAGCGAACCAAGTCATCTTACGCATTGCATCGCGTTGTGCATCTTCGTCTTCTAGCCGCTTTTTCTTGGCGTCTAAATCTAGTGCGTACTCTTCAGCAGAAATATGGCCGTCGCCATTAATATCAATCTTATCAGCGACTGCTTTATCTACTGTGACTTGTGTTTCTTCTGACATGCTACTCTCCTAAAATAGTTTAACTATTTATAAAATTTGAGCGTTTACCTTTCGATGTCCGTTCCATGCAGCGAAGCCGCCGATTCGCAGTGCCCAATATGCAAGATTGTTCAGGAAGTGAAATCCATTCTGTTCAATACCGATGTCACGGAACAGCGCGTCAGCCTCTTTCTGTGTCATTGGCGCAGAAGTTTCTTTCTTACCTTTCTTCAGAAGCACGGTGTATTTGTAAACATAGTCATGCACTAAGCCGCCTATGAGCAACACGCCTGTGGGTGACAACCAAGATGCTAGAAACTTGGGAACAGAAGCACCGTCGAATACGAAGCCCTTAGGCACTACATAGTTTTCACCGTTGACTGAGAAGTTCCAGTCTTTAGCAATTTCCCACTTGCGAGTACCAAGAAGCCATAGCTTAATCGCACCCCAGAATCCTTTACCTGCTGTCTCAATTGTGACAGGTTTCATACTAGGCATTTCTTTAAATGATAACCCTACAATATCTTCTTCTTGGTCAACACCAAATAAGTTGATAACCCAGCCCGTTAAAATCAGGACTCCTGCGATGGTGAATTGCCACCATGTTACTAATTGATCGACGATGAATTCCATTATTGCTTCTCCTCTATTGTTTCAGTTTCTTTTGGTTTGCGTTCAATTGCACCTTCGTAGTATGCTATGATCGATTTTTGCTGTTCCATATATCGTCGGATCTCGGCAATATTCAGAGCCAGAGTTTCATACGATCTTACACTGAAGGCGTAAAACACCCACTCTTGTCCGTTATCTTTCTTATATGTTTCTATGAATTCGTCCCAGTTTTCCTCAGTCACCACATAGATTTGTGGGTGATTAAGATCTACTGGCTTAGGAGAAACTTGTAGAGGAATCTTGTTCTCGACAAACTTAGTCTGGATGACAACCTCTGGTTCAGGTGGTTGTCTATTTAGAAGTGAGCAGCCGCTAATTACTGGTAGTAGTAGAAACAGCGCCGCTGATAGTTTCAATGTCATCCCATACCTTCTTTGTAGCGTTGTTGACTCGCTTTTCAATCATCCCAGGCTTCTTCAGACTGAGTAGTGAGAGATCATGCCGTTGTAGTTTGCCTCGAAGTTTATCAGTATATACTTCAGCTTCTTGTAAATTCACTTGCAATTCAGAATTACGCTCACCCATTTCAACAGCGAATTCCTGCGCTTGCTCTAATGCTTTTTGATTTTCTTCGGCAACAATCTTCAGCTTCACATTGTTCTCGCGTAGAGTTTCAATGCGTTGTTTCATATCATTGTACTCCCGATACACGCCGAAGCCGACGGTACCGAGTAAGCCGAATATTAAAATGAATGCATAAAGTTTAATCATGCCTGTATTTATAACTGCTAAACTTTGATACTTTCAAAATTGCCTAACCGACTTCCGAATGCGCCTTTGTCAAAAGCAGGACCTGGATCAGGCTGACCAGAGTCATGTATTGTCTGTTGAACCGATTCATCTAAGTCATACAGTCGCATTTTTCCTCTATCAATGCCTAGCATGAACCGCTTGTTTGTCGTAGGATCGCTGTATCGATTCTTCAATTGCTTGACCATTAACTGATTCATCTGCTCCAATTCTTCAGTGCTTATCAGAGCGAACATCAAGTCAGCAGTAGCAGGCAATCCGAATGATTCAGATGTATCTGTCAGTTCCACGTCACTATTAGCGTAACCGCTGCGTGTAGTCTGTGTAGCAGTCACTATAGGCACATTCGCCTCTACAGCAAGCCCTCTAAGCTCTTCAGCAATCGATTTGATGATAGTATAGCTGTTCGCAGCAGTACCCGCTCTGAACCTACTACTCGCGCAGATATTCAGATAGTCAATAAAGATTATATCAGGCGTGAAATTTCGCTTGATCTTTAACTCATTAAGTAAAGACTTGAAGTGACCTGCGTGTGCTGATGCAGTAGGGTATTCTTTGATCACTAAACGCCCATCGATCTTACGGCTAATCTTACTGATTCGATCATCGAACATTTTCTTCGGCATATCTTTGAGATCCTGAATCGGGATGTTCATCATGTTCGCATCGATACGTTCAGCAATTCTTTCTTCTGCCATTTCTAATGTAATGTAAAGTACGTTCTTGCTTGCCGAGATTGCAGCCGCTGCCATATGACACATGAACAATGACTTACCTACACCAGTGCCTGCAAGTGCTACGTTTAACGTCTTATTAGATAACCCACCCTCAGTGATCTTGTTGAAGTACTCTAAGTCAAAAGGAACTTTCTCCTCCAGCCTATGATAGAAATCATATCGATCATCAGCATTTTCAATGTAGTCATGACCTACGTTTGTGTCAAAGCCTACTTGCAATGCCTGTTGAAGCAAGCTAGGTAATGCATCAGGACCCATCTCTTTGTTTGTACCATCGATAATTTGAATGCTGTCCATGATAGCATTGTAGATCGCTTTGTCTTTACAAAACTTTTCACTCTGATCCAAGAGCCAAGCCATGTCAGCTTCACGATCAACTTGAAGTCCATTGATTGTAGACTCACATTTCAAATAGATATCTTCAGACACCGATTTGTTATCTTGCAGGGCAATTAGCAGCGCACCTTTTGTCGGTGT